AGGGATATTAAGATTTAATGAGGAAAGATTATTAGTCGATTCATGATTATTTGCTTGATTAACTGTTCGTGGGGGATGTTGATTGACAGCTACAAGAATAACTTGTTGTTGTTGTTGTTGTTGTTGTTGTCAAGTAAGGTACCGCGTACCATTCATGCAATTTTTGCGTGATCAAGCTCTAAAACTCAAAGAGCAAACCGTAGGTCGTTTCAGCCAAGATGAACGACCAAGCAAACTCAGTGCTGTTACTCGCGAATCAGTTGTCTCCGCAATTGATGACGCTAACGGAAGAATCCTGGATATGTTTCCAAAACAGGATAGCGCAGCTCCGTCAAGAGCAGCACGCCCATGGAAGTGGAGAGTCGAGACAGGCCCAGATGGCGAGTGCGTTGCCCACCTCACGCAAGTCACCATCCACCGCCAGTCTATCATGCCGAGAGACTTCAAATACTCCGGCAAGTACGTTGAACCCCGGCGCATGTGGCAATTCACCGCCAGTTTTAAGCACAAACACCGTTGGTATATCGCCACAGCAGTTGTCCTCGTCGTCACATCCTACTGGTGGGGACCACCAGCTTATAGGTGGCTTGCCCGCAAATGCCGTCAGTGTCTCAGTGCGTTCATCGAATGGGGGATGCATCATCCGAAGCAACCTACCCACCACGTTAGGAATGAGTTTCGGCGAACATTGTTACCGAATGTGCGAGGTGATGACCCAAGTCACAGCCATCCTGACTCTGCGGTGTGGCGGTCGAGTGCAACTGTGCTTGGCCGAACCATGGGGGGAAGATTGGGGACGCACATCCATACGTTTCAAAGTGGGGCAGCAGACGTACGAGATGGACTCAAGGGTAGTCGAGATTACTACTGGGCCAAGGATACTGCCGTCCCCTTCAGTGGACGTGACCCGGAAGAGGGCGAGATCGTCGCAGTAGTGGATGTCGATTATTATATCGACATGCCCAACCTGCTCGTAGACGTTGATGGCCCTGTCCTATTGTATACGTTTCAACCAACCTCCGTTGCTGAGAGCAGCGGAGAGTTCACATTTAGTTTCGACAAGGATAATGTCGTCACATACGACCTATCTGGTGGTGCCCGCTACCAGCACAAGGTTTGGGATTATGGATGTGATGTGGTAATGGTCCATGGGCAGTGGACGACCAAAACCTACATTGTGGAGAGACGTAAAGCAAATGCACACCATGCCTATGTGCTGTTGGTGCCAGCCGGCACTTGGTATGGGTTGTGCTCGTGGGCAGCACGGTGGTTAGATTCCCACCGGCTCAAGCGATTAGAGGTAAATCAAGGTGAGTTTAATGTCATGGACGTGAAAACACGTGACAGCCACCTGAGATCAATCGCACGTGTCGGTGAGCTGAACACCGCCGTTGTACCCACAAAAACATTTGAGTCGTTCGCCGCCATATCCCGGCATGCCAAAATCCCCATAGGCATTGCAACTGTCCAAGGATGGTTAGACGGCGACAAGCACGCTTCAGCTGTCATCGTGGACTACCTGCGCTCCGGAATGGCAAGGAAGCCACCGTTGGTTTATGAGGCAGCTGATGGAATAAAGGCCTACCAAATATTGCAGAAGCGTGGTGATTATCAAGCAGAAGCCACAACTTACGTCACCAGCTTCATGAGCCCAGTTTACCCACGCGCATATTCTCCGAACAAAACTTGGAGCAATGATGTGGCAGCTGTGGCTGGTAGAGTATTGAAGCCTGCTAAGGATGCGCATGAGTTGCAGTCTGGTATGACAAAATTTTTGGTCATGTGCATTGAGGAGTTGGTTGAGAGGTTAGTACCAATTCCTCATCTTCTGCATCCTGTGACAATTGAGGATGTGTACAATAAGCAGTCTCGGCCCACACAACGGGTTATGCTAGACCAAGCTGATGCTGACCACTATGTTCACGTGGTTAACAATTTCCTCAAGGCTGAACCGTATCAGAAGGCATCTGACCCACGCATTATCACGACGTATCATACGGTGAACAAGCGTGAGTATGCCAAGTACATCTATCCGTTGGCTGACCACCTGACTGAGAGTGCGTCCGGTTTTTGGTATAGCTTTGGGCGAAATCCAAGTGAGATAGCTAGTTACATTGCGGAGATGGCCGAGAAGGAACGAATCGGATTGATTCTGGCTGATGCCAATCGGATGGATGGCCACATTTGTGAGCCATCACGTCACCTAGAACTGATGTGGCTGTTGCGCGCATTTCACCCTCGATACCATTCTGAGATACGTGAGCTCCATGCTGCCCAGCGTGGGGCATGGGCCCGTACCAAGATGGGTGTTAAGTATCAGATGGGCGAGCAGCGGGGTAGTGGCTCACTGGAAACAGCTCTGTTCAACTCAGGGACCACAAAAGGCATATCTTATGTGGCACGCCGGCTAGCAGGCTGGAGCCCAGACGATGCCTTCTGGGCCATGGGGCAGTTTGGTGGTGATGATGCCGCTGAGTCCTCCATTGGCCGCCATGAGATTGGAGGCAATTATATTGTCAAGGCCGGAGCCATGTTCGGCCAGCGTATTGAAGCCGAGGAGAAGCCGCGGTATTCGCCAGGAGTCAACTACTTATCCAGGTTTTACTCTGCCGACGTGTGGGGTGGGAATCCCAGCAGTACCTGTGATCTTGGCCGCATGCTGGGCAAGTTGCACGTGACCGTGAATCTGACCAATTTCACTCCTATCATGAAGCTACAACAGAAGCTGACTGGTTTGGCATTCACTGATAGCCAGACACCGATCATAGCAGAGATTTTGAAGGCTGCTGATCGGTTAGGGCTATTACTGAACAAAGAGCAGCTCGACCACCGCCTGTGTAGCTGGTGGGCTCGTTATGACAAGGAGAATAATTGGCCAAATGAGGCACCAGAGGACCCTAATGCCTTGGTAGCCGCTCTCGTTGGGGATGTGGATGTGACTGCGCTTTATGCCCACCTGGAGCAGGTCACCGATGCACATGAACTCCTAAGAATGCCAGCCATTGCCGTACGTGACACACCTGAGGTAGTCACGGCTTTAACGGTGATCGATGATCAGGAGCATCAACCAAAACCGAGTGCACCCGACGTGAGCCCAGAGCCCATCGTGCGCCCACCACCAGCTGTGCCGTGCCAACGGTTCATTGCTGGGAGGTGTAGTGACCCTAGTTGCAAATTCGCCCATGTGCAAATTTGTCGTGAGTTTGCCCGTAGTGGCTCATGCAAATTTGGGCGGAAATGTAAATTTCCACATGTGTCCACTTAGGTGCGGCGGACGCGCCGCTTACCAATGGACACAGTGAAACTGTTAATATTGATTTGTATCATACTGCACATTGTTGTGCAATTTGCAAAACTTGACGACGACAACTAACAACGGACTTGCGCTCCAGTTGGAGCTACGTGTTGTATACAATGGGAAAGGAAAACAAAAACCAGAAAAACAAACAAACAAAGAAAAATGGCCAAAAGAAGCCACAAAAACAAAAACAAACAAGGCAACCGCAACGACAGCGGGAGAGCCGAGGTATTGCTCCAGGCGTCCTAAGCACATTGGGACAGACAGCAGGAGCATTTGTAGGGGGAGCACCTGGCGCCGCAATTGGTGGTGCCCTTGGGACTTTGTTCGGAAAGATCACTGGTATGGGTGCATACCATGTGAAGTCGAACACGTTGATGAATGGGACTCAGATACCCATGTTTGGTGATGGAGCCGGTTGCGTTATGACGCACCGTGAATTCATTGGTGATGTCACAGGGTCAGTGGCATTCACCAACACACCATATTTCATCAACCCAGGAAATTCTGCCCTCTTCCCTTGGTTATCTCTCTGCGCAGCGCAGTTTGAGGAGTACCAATTGCTTGGCATGATCGTTGAGTTTAAGTCAACGAGTGCTGTAGCCCTAAATTCCACCAACACCGCACTAGGTACCGTGATCCTGGCCACTGATTACGATACCTATGATTTTGCTTTTACGTCTAAACAACAGATGGAAGCATATCAGTTTAGCACAAGTGCTGCCCCTAGCCTCAGCCAGATTCACCCAATTGAGTGTGACCCAAAGAAGAACGTATTGCAGAATTTGTTCATCCGATCAGGTGCACCCAGTGGTGATCAACGGTTTTATGACGTGGGGGTGTTTCAGTTGGCTACCGTAGGCATGCAGGCAGCTTCAGTGATAGGAGAACTCTGGGTTTCTTACCAGGTCAAATTTATGAAGCCGAAACTGCCTACACCTTTGGGACAAAACTTGTGTTGTGCTCACTACAAGTCAGGGTCAATGCCGACTGTAGTTGATTGGCGCTTGTTGATAAAACAAGCTGGTTCCACTTGTGACTTGACCTGGGGTGCACCAACCGCAGGCACAGCGAGTATGACAGGTTTACCTGTCGGTAGATACCTGCTTGTAGTCACAGGTTTAGGCGGAACCGTTGCTGGGGCATGCGCCATTACTGCAGGTAGTGGCGCGGCAGCAGTTAACACCGCGTTCAACAGTGGTGACTCACGTGAAGTGGCATTGCAGTCATCTGTCACGATTGGAGTCGCCGTTATGGACATCACATCCGCTGGCGGTGCGCTGACGTTCGGCAATTATGCCGCGTCAGGCACGACCAGCGTTGATGTGTACGCAGTGCAGTTGTCTAGTGGACTGGGTGAGCCATTGCCACCTACCCTAGAACAACAGATTGCCACTCTCACTGCCCAATTTGCAGAGTTGGCTGCGTACCAATCACCACCCTCTACACCACACATTGAGTGTGAGGATGAGGAATTGAGTCAGAGTGTCCATCTAAGCAGAGTTGAAGTGCGGCGGCTGTTAGGCAAGTAAATCCAATATTGCTAGTTATGTATTATAGTTGTAAGTTGTTTTACCCATGTATACGTGTGTTACACGCGTTCCTAAGG